AAGAGTTAGCTTATGTTTATCATATGGCTTCTGAAGAAGGTCCTTATTCAAGTTTTGAACCTAAAGAAAGACATAAAAGATTAGCTAATGATTTATTTGAAGATCCTAAGTGGCAACCTGATGATGATATAAATAAAGCTATTGAAAAGTATAAAGAACTAAATCATACAGCTGCATCTAAGACATTAGCTACTATTATTAATGCATTGTACAAAGCTAACAAGATAGTTGATACTTTAATTAATGAAATTGAGAATAATCTTGAGACAGGTAAATATAAAGAAGGTATCAATAATAAAAAGGGTCAAGTAATTACAGGTGTAGAGATAATGCTGAACGACATTCAAGCACTTCTTAAAACAAGTAATGAAATTCCAAAAACAATTGATATATTTGAAAAACTTCAAGATAAAATTATAAAAGAAAAACAAGTTGCTACTTCTAAGTTTAGAGGTGGTGTTGATATAAGTGATTTTGAAAGAACATAATGTTTGACAAAAAGTTAATAAGATCTATAAATACTGATGAGTTTAGAAGAGAAGCTTTAAAGTTTGAAGAAAACAGAAAACGTCACGGAGAAGGTTTTTATTTAGACCCTAAACTAAAAGGTACAAAAGAATGGAAAGATTATTGGAATCTCCAGGCTTTCTATTGCATTAATGGTATGTCTGTAGGTGGAGTTAAAATTACAGGAGAACATTACTTCTATCTTAACTTTTGTCAAATATCTTTAAAGTTAACGAAAAAGATAACTGATTTAACTACCTTAACTGAGTTAACTACCAAAAAGGTCAAAGTAGAAACAACAGTTACATTTCCTGATTTCTGGGATAGTGATTGGTATTACTTTAATGAATGTAAACGTGCCGAAGAATTAGGTTTACATGTAATTGTATTAAAACCAAGACGTAGAGGTTACTCTTATAAAAATGCAGCTAAGTGTGCATGGACATATACATTTTCTAAAACAAGAGCTAACTCATTAATACTTGCTGAAGATAAAAAGTATTCAGAGGAAACTATGAGGATGGCTGTAAGTTATCTTGATTTTCTTAATCGTTATACAGGTTTTAGTCGTCAACGTCAACATATTAATAAACCAAGAGAAATAGTTCAGGCTTCTTATGAAGAGATTACACCTGATGGTAGAAAGTTAATTGGTGGTTCAATGTCTAGGATTATGCAATACTCTACACTTAACAATCCAGATGTAGCCAGGGGTAAAGATGCAAAAGTAATCTTATTTGAAGAAGCTGGTTCAATGTCAAATCTAAAAGCTACTTATACTGTTACCCGTCCTACAGTTGAATCTGGTACAGCAGTATCAGGTCAAATGTTTGTATATGGAACAGGTGGTGACTTTAGTGGTGGTATGGTTGATTTTGAAGAGATGTTTTATGACCCGGATACTTACGGATTTTTAGCTTATGATAATATGTATGATGAAGGTGCTACTTCATCTATAGGTTATTTTTTACCAGATAGTTATTCTAAGTTAGGATTTATAACTGAACAAGGAATGTCACTTCATAAAGAAGCTGAGTTTGCAATCCAAGCTGAAAGAGATCACCTCAGAAGAACTACAAAAGATATTAACATTGTAGATAAGATGATTTGTGAAAATCCTCTTAAACCTTCTGAAGCTATGTTAAAGGTAGGTACTAATATCTATCCTAAAGATGAAATTAATAGACAGATAGCTAAGATAAAAGGTAACTCTGCACTAACTAATCTTGGAACTCCAGGAGTATTTGTACAAGAAGAATCGGGTGTTAAATGGAATCCATCAACCGATATTAAACCGATACTTCATTTCCCATATAAACCTGATGTTGACGGTCAAGGTTGTGTTATTATATATCAACCACCTTATAAGTTTGGTAATACTGTACCTCCTGATTTATATTATATTGCTACTGACCCCTTTGCAATGGATAAAGATAAAGCTAAAGAATTAACTAAAAGAGATTCGTTAGGTGCAGCTTATGTTATGAAGAGAGTTAACTCATTTTCAAAGCCTTATGATATAATTGTGGCGGAATATGTAGCCAGACCTAATTTTCAGGATGATTTTAACAGACAGTTGTTTATGATGGCTGAGTATTATAATGCTAAAATTGTATTTGAGAATGATAGGGGTAATATAATAGAATATGCTAGGAATAATAAACTTTTATATAGACTTGAAGAAGAGCTAACTGTTTATGACTCAAGTAATAACCCTAGAAGAAAACTAGGTAGAAGTTTTGGTGTATCTATGTCTAATATTGAAGTTAAAAAACAAGCTGTTCAGTATTTTAGAGATTGGTTGTTAGCTCCAAGAGATAGAAATGAAGATGGAACTCAAGAATTAAACTTACATAAAATATATTCCATACCTTTGTTGGAAGAAATACTCAAATTTAGTTATGAGGGTAACTTTGATAGACACTCTGCAATGTTAGTGGCTATGTTGTATAAAAAGGAACTAGTTATGAAACCACTTCCTGAAACAAATGAAGGTAACTCAGAAGTAGGAGAGTTTTTCTACCGTTTAAAAACTAAAGTTGGTTTAAAGCAAACTTTATAATAAATTTGTAATCAAAATGTCTAAACAAATTCAGTATAACGCAAACATTCCTGTTCAAACGATAAGTTATAAAGAGAAGATAGCTGATGATTTTGACTGGGGTAAGAAAACAATGAGGGCTTATATAGAAAGGTCTTACTTTGCTACTACTCAAAGAAAGTGGTGGTTAAAGAAACTTTACGACTACTATAATGGGCACATTGATATAGATGACTACAAGATAATTACTGAGCCATTTGGAAAACCTATTGAAGGTGACTGGGCAGACGTAGTTAATTATCCTATTATACGTACAAAAATAGATTTACTTCAAGGTGAGTTTTCTAAACGTCCTAAAAACTACGAAGTATTTGTTACTAATGATGACGTTGTAAATGAGCAGTTAAAAGCTCAAAACGAAAAGATATTTCAAACCCTTCAACAATTGTTTGTAAATAAACTAAATGAAGAAGGTGTTGATACAGGACAACCTACTGAAGAAGTTCAAACTCCTGAAGAAGTAGCAAAAGAATTTGTATCTTCTTATAGAGATAAACGTGCAATGTTAGGTCAAAACAGTTTAGAGTATATTTATGAATATAATAAACTGGATGAGAAATTTTTACTTGAATGGTTTCACTGGTTAGTAGCTGGTGAAGTTTATAGTTATAAATCAATTGAACATAACGAACCATATTATGAAGTAGTTAATGTTCTGGATATAGATTACGATAAAGATCCTGATAATGAATATATTGAAGATGGAGAATGGGTAGTAAGAAGAAAATACATGAACCCTTCATCTATTGTTGAATTTTTTTATGATGATTTAGGTAAAAATGAACAGGAAATTAAAGACGCTATTAACAAAATTGAAACTCTGGGTGCCAATACTACTGTATTCTCAGCTTCTGCTCCTAACTTGTATGATCGTACTGGTCCTCAAAATGTTTACAACCGTCTTGTCGAAGTTAAACATATTGTTTGGAGGAGTAAAAGAAAAGTAGGTATTTGTACTTTTATAGATGATTTTGGTCAACCTCAACAAATGGAAGTTGATGAAACTTTTAAAGCTGTAAAAGATGCAGGTCAAACTATAGAATGGTTATGGGTAAATGAAATATGGGAAGGTTATCTTATAGGAACAGATATGTTTTTAAGAATAAGACCCATTCCTGTACAAAGAACATCCCTTGATAATTTAGCTAAATGTAAACTACCTTATAATGGTAGAGTATTTTCTGCTATTAATTCTCGTAATATATCACTTGTAACTTTAGGTATACCTTATCAAATACTTTATAATGCTACAATGCATCGTCTAAAATTAGCTATGGCTAAAATGAAAGATGATATGGCTGTTGTAGATTATAACTGGAAACCTAAGAATATGTCAATGGATGAGTGGTTGTTAACTGCTGATATGACATCTATTTTGTTTGTTGATTATAACAAAGAAGGTGTAAAACAAAATCATCAGCATCAATCAACTTTAAGATTAGCTTCATCTACAATATCTGCTTATATAGAACTGTTACGTTTTATTAAACAAGAATGGGATGAGGTTTGTGGTATTACACGTCAAAGAGAAGGAAGTATTACTTCATCTGAAACTGTAGGTGGTGTAGAAAGAGCTGTAGTTCAATCTTCACTTATTACAGAAATAATATTTAGTAAGTTTGAGCATTTTATGAATAGAGAATATCAAGGATTACTTGACTATTCAAAATTTGCTTGGATTGAAGGAAAGAAAACCAGCTATGTACAACCTGATTCAGGTAAAATAGTTTATATGGATATTGATCCTATTGAACATACAGAAGCTGAGTACGGAATATTTGTAGCTAATTCTTCAAGACAACTTGAAAAGTTAAAGAAACTTGAAGCTCAGATTCAAAACTTAATTCAGAATGGTGTTAAAGGTTCTACTATTATAGATATAATGGATACAGATAACTTTGCTCAGATGAAAGCTAAGTTTTTATATGCTGAACAAAAGATGGATGAGTATCAACAGCAAATGCAACAACAACAAGCTGATCAGCAAAAAGAAGTTTTAGCTATGCAAGATCAGTTAGCTGCTGCTCAACATGAAAGAGAACTTGAGAAGATAGACAGAAAAGGTGAATGGGATGTACGTAAAGCTGAAATTACAGCTTATGCTATAGACGAAGGATCAAATGTTGATGCTATACATAAAGCTGCTAAGTTAGATCTTGAACAACAGCAGATAAA